CTCTTTTGTGCATCACACGCAAAATCTTTCATTGCTGAAAAACAACCTTTTGCCTCACACACTACCTCTCCAAATTTCTCAACTAAGTCACCCTTTTCCAATTTCTCAGCAGTATTACCTATCGCGTCTAACTTCTCCTTTGTATCAGCGATGGAAGAAAACCATCGACTTGGATGCCACACAGCACTTTGAAACTCCATAACCAACGGGGTAGAGACATTACATCTCTGTTTAACCTCATTGGAATTATCTTTTAACTCAATATCATTCGGCTTCGTTAGTTCATGCGCCTGTGAATTAAGTTTTGAAAATTTTGTTTCGAGATGTTGCAATGTATGATCAACTATGACATTGCCGATCAAAATGGAACTCGATTCCCTCAAAGTTCCTGTTCGTTGGATACGGAATTGGGGTATTGCCAAAGGAAAATAAACCATAAAATCATCACCAACAGAGTGAAACGAATAAATTCGTGGCAAAGTACCAGTAGTATCTGAATTAGTATATCCTATCAACAGAGAAGGCCACCCGGTCACATAACTCTCCCGCATTCTATTAGAATCTGCTACCATGGGATAGACATTATAGTAAGGAAGTTCTACCAATTTTTGTTGTTGGACCCCTGGATGCCATTGGGCTGAACCATTAAACGTTGCAGGAAGTTCAAAAGATACAACAGGTGGTAGCGTAGCAACTGTCACTGCAGGTGGAATAAGTGCTGTGAAATGTGGTATGGCAAACATTGTAATATTATTCGAAACTCCACTAGAAGTTGAAATAACAAAACGGTTGGACCCAGATGCTGAAAGATAAGTGCCAAGCAAAAGAAAATGTTCTTTACCACAAAAAGCTGGAAGTTGCCACAAACCGGTAACATTAACGCTACCGTCGCCATGAATGAATGGAGCCGAAGCCACATAATCGGGCCTTCTCAACAAAGTAAGAACATTGTCATGTTTTGATAATATAAATGTTTTCTTGACTGGAACTGTAGCTTGTTTGAAAGCAACTTGTGTCGTAGAATTCTCCAATGCTGTGTCCGATGGTTCATCTCCCTGAAATTGGAAAGCAGTAGTCTCGGCCCCTTGTTGCCTCTTAACTGCCATATGCGCGTTGATTGCTTGGATCCACACGGAAAATTTGACAGATTGCGGTGCGGTCGAAGGGCACCGCAATTGGTTCCAAACCAAAACTTCAACGCGACCCATGGTAGGATACGCACTGCGCAAGACACGGGTCATCGACGAATATGGAACAATAAGCGAGCATTCCGTTTCATTAGCTATATTCAATATGGCATGAGGCAATTGCGTTAATGTTCCACCAGACATACCAGTTCTCATATCTTCACTCAAAGGCGCCCAATACATTATAAGGGCACCCTGATGGAAAAGAGAAGGATTGATACGCAATGTAACTTTAAAATCCATACGATACAACTCATGATAATTGGAAACTCCACGTGTTGCAAAATTGACATTAAAATATTCATCTGGTAATCTAAAAGAT